CACTACGCTTCCTCCCAGACGGTAACTCTAAAAACACTTTCTTTTGGCAAGAACGAGCAATGATTCGTTTGCCCTTCAACGGTGTCAAAGGAGAGATGGAATCCAAACAAGTCATGGTACAAGTACCTTGCGTGGAAATGTGGCAGGAAGCCTGCCCAATCCTGGCAGAAGTACGCACATGGTTCAAGGACAAGACTCTTGAAGACATGGGTCGTAAGTACTGGAAGAAACGCAGTTACATCTTCCAAGGCTTTGTGCGCGAAAACGCACTGGGTGACGACAAAACTCCAGAGAATCCAATTCGTCGATTCATCATTGGTCCACAAATCTTTACAACTATCAAGGGCGCCTTGATGGATCCTGAACTGGAAGAATTGCCAACAGACTACTTGCGTGGCCTGGACTTCCGTATCACCAAAGGAAGCAAAGGCGGTTTTGCTGACTATAACGGATCCAAGTGGGCACGTAAAGAGTCAGCACTGACAGAGGCTGAACAGGCTGCGATTGAAAAGCATGGATTGTTTGACTTGAGCACATTCTTGCCCAAGAAGCCAACTGACGTTGAGCTCCGAGTCATCAAAGAGATGTTTGAAGCAAGTGTAGATGGACAGCCATACGACACTGAGCGTTGGGGTCAGTACTTCCGTCCTGCTGGTGTACAAGCACCTGCTGGTGCAGCCGCAAGCGACGAGGATACACCAGCTAAACCTGCTCCAGTAGCAAAAGCCGCACCTGCTCCGGCGGCAGAAACACCTGCCTGGGATGAGGACGAGCCAGCAACTGCTACTGCTCCAGTAGCCAAGCCGGTGGCCGGTGGCAACGCCCAAGATATCTTGGCCATGATCCGAGCACGTCAAAAGCAGTAATGAAAACGTCTTTGGATACAGAATTGTTTCCAAATCTATGTGAAGTGGTATCTCTACCACTTCACAATCAATGGGTTTATCTAATTCAAAAAAACGGAAACACCAGTTTGCGATATCAGCAAAAAAAAGAGAATCTCGTGGTGTTTAGTAATCATGAGATTTTGGCGCTGGACTATGTGGATGTCTACATACGCAACCCCCGAGACAGATATGTCAGTGGAATTAACACATACCTGCAACATCTTCAACGCGACTATCCTGAGTTAGATTCTTCTACAGCATTTTGGTTTGCCAAGCGATATAAATTTTTAAACACACACTACTTGCCCCAGTTTCACTGGTTGGCAAATCTTTCTCGTTATCTACGTAACGATACAAAAATACGCTTTAGGAACTTCAAAGACTTTGGCGCAATAACTGATTTTGAATCTAGAGCATACGTTATTCCGCCCAGTAAAGACTTTGTTGCTGAATTGTTTAAAGAAAATCACGGTATTGAGTTGTGGCTGTATTTAGATCAAATACTTTTAGAGTTGGCTGGTCAAGAATTTACCTGGAGCGAACTCTTGGATTACTATCAAAAAAATTATAAAAATATCATCGAACATGTATTGCCCGAGACTTGATCACTTTGTGAGATTTAATCCCAATGGTACCATGAGTCGATGCGGTCATATGGTCAATCCACCTGAGTTTGATACCATAGAGAAAATGAACGCTAGTGATTGGTTAAGTGATATCAAAAGCAATCCAGATACATGGCCCAAGGAATGTGTGCGGTGTCAACAAACAGAACAAATCAACAACACCAGCATAAGACTCAATGCTATCAAATTTGATAAAAAACAAACACGCCTGGACTATCTTACTGTTGGCGGGGTACTAGACAACATTTGTAATAGTGCTTGCCAATCTTGCAATCAAAATCTAAGCACCAAGATAGGCAGTTTAATATCTAGTAACTATCCCATAGTAGATAACTCAGCGGCATTTTGGCAATTGCCATTAGAGCGTGTGGTTCATTTGGATATTAATGGTGGTGAACCCAGTGCCAGTAAAAACTATCGCAACATACTTAAAAATATTCCTCCATCAGTGGTCAGCGTTAGAATCAACACCAACTGTTCTATGGTCATTCCAGAAATACAGCAACTGGTCAAGCGTGGCGTACACGTCACAGTCACAGTGAGCCTGGATGGTATCGGACGTGTTCATGATTATGTGCGTTGGCCTATCAAGTGGGAAAACTTTGAACGAAATCTTGACATATACAGAAACATGGGAATCCAAGAACTAAACACCTGGACCACAGTCAGTTCGTTAAATATCAGCAACTTGAAGAATATTTTTGCATATACAAAACAGCAAGGTCTTGATCACTCCTGGGCATTGCTGGAACAGCCAGAGGTACTAAACGTCAAGTACAATAATCATTTTACAAGAACTGCTGATGTACCAGATGAATTAAAATCCATAGTGGGCCAGGATCGAGACAACACAATTGAACTACAGTCATGGACACATGCACAAGATCAGTTGCGTGGTATTAAACTTTGGGATTACTATCAATGAAAATAGCAATTACAGGCGGCACAGCTGGAATAGGTCAGGCACTGGGTAACGAATACCAAGCACGTGGTCACGAGATACTAAGTCTAAGCCGCCGCACAGGCCATAACATACGAGTGATACCAAAAATAGCCGACGCAATAGAACCCTGTGATATGTTTATAAACAACGCACAAGCAGGCTATGCGCAGACCGAATTGTTGTTTGAGATGGTTCAGCGTTGGAAAGGTAGTGGTAAACACATCATGGTCATCAGCACCATGATGACACAAGATCCGGTGAGTGTATTGCCTGGACTGGATATGATGGCTTACAGAATACAAAAAACCACACTAGAACAAGCGGTAAGTCAAATACGAAATAGTCGCTCAGGTATAAAAATTACTCTAGTTCGACCGGGCAACATTGCAACCAGTGCTGACAAAACAGTGCCACCTGCCGCAGATGTAAATGTCTGGGCCGGAGCGTTGGTATCTATGTTAGAAATAGCACAGACCAATAATTTAACTATCTCAGATATATCATTGGGTCCAAAATTATGAAAATTGCTATCACTGGTCATACTCGAGGCCTTGGCGCCGAGTTTAAAAAAACGTATGAAGAATCAGGACATCAAGTCAGCGGGTTCAGTCGCTCCAACGGCTACGATCTAAGAAATTGGGATCACATGCAAAAAATGCTTGATCAAACTACTGAGTGTGACATGTTTATCAATGTTGCAAAACCAGATTTTGTTCAAACAACCGTACTATATGAACTATGGAAACGTTGGAAAAACCAACAAAAAACCATAATAAATATTAGCAGTGCAATTACCTATACTCCAGTCTTGCCAAGAAATCTGTTTGATGATCCTGGCATGGATGCATACCGTACAGCCAAAGTTTCATTGAATGAGGCCAGTGCCCAGTTGTCATTTAAATCTGTTTGGCCCAGGATTGTTTTGATCAACCCTGTGCATCTTTATAGTGATACAATCACAGTTGAGGAACAAACAAAACTGACTAACTGGGTAAAAACATTCTTGTTAATAATGTCAGAAACTAACAACCTCGGATTCAATCTTAAAGAAATAACTTTTTAACATGACCCCAAAAGAATATCTAACTAAAAAAAGTTTTTGTACCTTGCCTTGGTTAGGAGTGTACATACAGCCCGACGGTGATGTAAGAAATTGTGCTATTACTAACGAAACTTTGGGAAACATAAACTCACAGCCGTTAAAGAATATTTTGCACGGAGAAAACAATCAACTCATCAAACAAGACATGTTAAACGACGTCCTGCACAATAGATGCAGTCACTGTCATCTATTAGAAAAAAATCAAAAATTTAGTCCTAATTCGGTTAGCAACAGAGTGTGGTATCTAAAAACGTTAAAAAATAATGACTTAGAATTTTTTGACAATACAAGTAATTACAGATTGAACATGTTAGATCTTCGTTGGAAAAACACTTGCAATTTTGCGTGTATCTATTGCGGACCAGATCTAAGTAGTGCTTGGGCTAGCGAATTAAATTTACCACAACATATAAAAGAAGATGCATTACAACAATCTTTGGATTACATTTACAGTAATCTAAACACAGTAGAGCACATATATCTAGCAGGTGGAGAGCCATTGTTGATCAAAGAAAATATAGTGTTGTTAAAAAAAATACGTGAGATTAATCCCAATGTAGAAATACGAATCAACACCAATCTAAGTATAATTAACAACGAGATTTATAACTTGCTCAAACAGTTTAAAAATGTACATTGGACAGTGAGTGTTGACGGTGTCGGCAAAGAATTTGAATATGTGCGTTATGGTGGAGTCTGGGATCAGTTCATTAACAATTTACAACAACTTAGACAAGACTTTGAAAAAATAAATTTCAACTCCACATGGTGCATTATGACCGCATATGGAGTATTAGATTGCATAGAATTTTTGCAAAATTTAGGGTTTCACGAAAATTCGTTTATTGTAAACCCGTTGGATAATCCCAAAGTTTGGCATGTGGGAAATTTGCCAGATTCTGAGCTAACACTATTGAGAAATAAAATTCAGAGCAAACTAAATCTATCAAACCCTGCCTATTGTCTTTACAATTCTCTGAGTTTAATGTTAAACTACATATCTACACCAGTTGAAAAAGATCTCAACGCAACATTTGAAAACCTGAAAAATATTGATATTAGAAGAAAAATTGACAGTAGTAAAATTTTTAAAGAGTTATATAAATTTAAAGAAGGAAATTAATCATGGGCAAACCATTTGACGTAAGCAAATTCCGCAAGGAAATCACCAAGAGCATTGACGGACTGTCAATTGGCTTCAACGATCCTACAGATTGGATCAGTACAGGCAACTACGCCTTGAACTACCTAATCTCTGGAGACTTCAATCGAGGAATTCCATTGGGCAAAGTCACTGTGTTTGCCGGTGACTCGGGTGCAGGCAAGTCATACATCTGTTCCGGCAACATTGTTAAGAACGCACAAGAGCAAGGCATCTTTGTGGTGTTGATTGATAGTGAAAACGCTCTTGATGAAGACTGGCTCAAAGCACTTGGCGTTGACACAAGTGACAGCAAACTACTCAAGTTAAGTATGGCCATGATTGATGATGTGGCCAAAACAATCTCCACATTCATGAGTGACTACAAGGCCTTGGAT